AGCACTACAAAAAGAGTTTTTAGATTCTAAATACAAAGCTGAAATAGAAGCAGCCGAAAAGATAGGTGCAGATACTACTTTGATAGAACAGAAGTATGCTAAACAAAAAAGAGAGATAGACAAGATTACAATAGATTCAAAACTAGGTCTAGCAGCAGACTTCGCAAATAACATAGCTACAATACTAGGAAAGGAATCTAAAGCAGGTAAAGCAGCAGCAGCAGCAGCAGCCACAATAAGCGCATTACAGGGAGCTAATGCAGCCTTTGCATCATTGGCACCTATTCCTATTGTTGGTGTTGGGTTAGGTATTGCAGCGGCAGGAGCAGCACTAGCAAGCGGTTACGCTAATGTAAGAAAGATATACGCTACAAAGTCAGGATTAGCAGGTGAGGGTAGCGGAGGAAGTGCCCCAAGTGGAGGTAATAGTTTTAGTGGATCATCTAATGGTGGAGGTTTTGCACCTCAATTTACTGATGGAGGGTTAGTTGGTCGTGACTTAGGAGATCAAACAAAAGAGAGTGTTAAGCAAGCGTTTATTGAGGCAAACCAAGAGGCCCCACCTAATCAGATAGTGGTAGTAGATGATATTACAGCAGCACAGGAAAGCCAACGATCGGTAAGAGTTGCAGGAGAAATTTAATTAAAAAGCCCCTTTCATTTGATTGGGGCTTTTGTTTTAATAGTATTTTAGTATTGTTTTATGTGGCAGGTATTCTATTCGTTTAAACGAAACTAGCATTTTATTATCTAAGAACCAATGCTCGTCTGGATCATCTTTTTTCATTATGACCTCAAAATTTAGCTTTATCAATTCCTCATCTGTTTTCACTCCTGCAAGTTTTTTAATTACTTTTATCTTTTCATCGGCTACTTTCATGGATATAGCTTCTGAGAGTTTAGATAGTAGTTCTGGGCTTGCATCATCAGTAGGCTTATATTTGCCTATTACGGGTGTTAAATCTATTTCTTTCATTGTTTAATCTTATAAGGTGTTGGCACTTCAATAATCCAGAATCTACCTATCTTATGCGGTATATGATCTGAATGTAATTGTTTGTTTTTGATTCGTCTTATTACGGTATCTCTACTTACAGGTTTTTTAGCGTAGTATATTTTTCCGTATTCTTCTGGTGTGTATAGCATTATAATATCAAAATAAAAATTGTTAACATAATCAATGCAATTGTTATCCACATACGCTTAAATGTACGCAGTATCTTAAATGCTTCATCATCACTTATCTTTTCATCTCCATAAGCTTCTATAATCATTCGCTCAATACTGTTATTTATATTCATGTTTTGCGTGTTGATAAGCAAAGATAGACAAAAGCAATTGCAAATACAAGCTTTACAACTTATATTTACGAAATTATTTTAATTAAGTCTAAATTAATGGAAGGAATTATATACATAGAGGGTGTTATTGGTGAGGATTACACCTATCAAAATGCACTAATGGACTTAGAAAGGGTTAAAGATTTAGAAAATATAGCTCTAAAAATAGGTAGTGAGGGTGGTTATGTAGATGTAGCAGATAAAATATTTGATTTATTTAAAGGCAAGGTTTCAAGGACTGAGAATATAGGCGATGTAGCTAGTGCAGCAGTTAAATTATTCTTATTAGCCCCTAAAGGTTTTAGAAATTACGATCCATCTAAAGGTGTATTCTTAATACATAATCCTTGGGGTGAGGTTAAAGGTGATTCTAACGACTTTAAACAAGCATCTGAGCAACTTAAAAAGATAGAATCTGAGTTTGTTAACTTTTACCACCAAAGTACAGGATCTTCAAAAGAAGTTATAGCTGGCTTTATGAATATAAATAATCCATTAACACCAGAGGAAGTTGAATCTTTAGGTTTTGCACAAATATCAAAGCCTGAATTTAAAGCAGTAGCGAAATTCACAAAAAAGAATAATATGAGTAAAGAACAAATGACGGAAGAGCAAATAGATAATAAACTAAACTCTTTCTTTGATAGGATTAAGAATCTTATCAATCCAAAAACAGTAAAAGCATTAAAGCTTTCAGATGCAAATGGTGTAGAGATCGACTTTGGTGATAGTGTAGAACAAGAATCTGAAATAGTAGTGGGCTTAGAAGGTGTCACTATTGATGGGGCAGCCGCTAACGGTGAATACGTTATGCCTGATGGTAGAACTATCACTTTTGAAAACGGTACTATTACAGCTATCACAGAGATGGAAGAGGAACCAGAGATGGACGAAGAAATGGAAGCTCTAAAAGCTGAATTAGAAGCTCTAAAAGCTGAAAACGAAACTTTAACACAGGCTAAGGCTAAGTTTGAAAAGCTAGAAGAGGAAGTAAAAGAATTTAAATCAAACTGGAAAGCTCAAAAGGGTGAACCTGCAAAAGAAGCCGAACCAGTTGCAAGAGTAGGATATAAGAAAAACAAATAAATTTATAAGACATGGCAGCATATCCAGATTTAAGCGGATTAACGCTTAACACACAAGAGGCACTAAGTGCAAATGAAGCAGTTTTCGAGAAGGTATTTCTTGATGAAACTGATATTACACGATCTCATATTATTGAGACGGGTATCCAAATGAAAACTCAGATCGTTTTATTCGGTCGCATGGGTTTAGTAGGTAAGAAATCAGCAGGTGATTGTTCACGTAATGAGGTTTCTGGTCCAGCAGCAAGCGAGAAAGTATGGGATCCAGAATTAATCTCATGGTCTTTGATTCATTGTCAAGAGGAAATCAATCAGCTTTTCAAAATGTGGAAACGTGCAGCAAGTGCATTAGACACATGGGAGCAGGTAGATAATGAGCAGATTGCATACATTACTGATAGCTCAGTAGATGCAGGAATCGAGGCTATTATGCGTATCACTTCTTTAGCTGATGTAAACTCATCAGCAGCAGGTTCGGGAGCAGGAAATGAAGAATTGACGGCTGGGACTGACGAGACATATTTTAATATGCTTAACGGATTCTGGAAGCAGATTTTTACAGCAGTAACAGCTACAACAGTAGAGCGTTATACTATTACAGAAAATGGTTTAGCTACCAAAGCACTTCAATTAGATTTAGCTTCTGATCGTTCTATTACAATGTTACGAGATATGTATAACAATGCGGATGCTCGTTTATTGAATGATCCTAACGTACAGTACTCAATGACACGTTCTCTTTATAACAACTACTTAGATTGGTTGGAAGATAAGAGCGTAGTATTCACATTGAGCGAAGTAAAAGAAGGTGTAAACTCATTATCTTACAGAGGTATTCCTATTGTAGTTAGAAATGATTGGGATAGAAATATCCGTGAGTACTATGATAACGGAACTACTTACTACTTCCCTCATCGTTGTTGGTTATCTACACCTGACAATATGAGAATCGGAACAAGTGATGATGGAGATTTTACAGAATTTAGTAGCCATTATTCAAAAGATACGAGAAAGCATTACATTGACCAAGCAATGTACTTAGATGCTAAGTTGATTGAAGAGTACATGGTTTACGCAGCATATTAATAGGAGGTAAATTATGAGTTGTACACAAGGAATAAGCGCAGCAATTAATAATGATTGTGATTATACGCCAAAAGCAGGAACGGAGGTAATATTAACAGCTTTTAATAGAGGTGATATTGCTACTACTACTGTAGACGGTTCTAATCGCAACCTTATTACTGCTATTACGCTTGAATCAGGAAAACAAGCCTACACTATTACTGGATTTAAAAAATCTAGTAATTCAGGGCATGACATTGTAGTAGGTGAAAACCTACCTGATCTTTACAAACAATACATTTCTATCCAACCTTGGGGTATTGATTCTGCAACAGTTAACGAATTAGACAACTTATCTGATTTAGTTATCATTGTTGAGAATAAGAACAAGGGTGTTGATGGAGATGGAGCGTTTGAAATTTACGGACTTGAAACAGGTCTTTACAAATCTAGCGATACTAGACGAGTAAACGATAACAACGGAATCCAAACTATTGAGATGACTACTCAGGACGGTGAAGATTCTACTGTATCTCGTCACGTATTCTTTGACACCGACTACGCTACTACAGCCGCAGCAGTAACAGCGTTACTAACACCTGCACCATAATGGTAACATTAGAGCAGATAGATAAAATTAAGAGCGCAAAAGTTCAGGAGGTAATAGCATCTCCTGAGCTTGCCTCTTTGCTTTTATTGGTTTATAGCACCCTTTGGAAATGTGATCCTAGAGGATGCTCTAAATCCATGAGAGTATATTATCGAAAGGTAGTTACTGATGGAGAGTTTAAACTAAAGAATTTCAAGATGAAAGAATGTAAAATGAAAAAGGGAGCTTTAATTTACTCAGGTAAATATAAGTGCCATTATTCAGATCATAACATCACAGACAAAATAGCAAGAGATTTGATTTCTATCAGTCCTAAATTAAAGGATATGTTTGAAATATTGCCTCCTGAGATTGATGAAGTAAAAGAAGAAATAAAAGAGGTTAAAAACTTTGCTATATCGGCAAAAGATGCTATATTAGCTATTAAGAATTGTTCTAAATTAGAAGATTTAGAAGCATTCAAAGAAGATACTAGGAAATCAGTTGTAAAAGAGTATCAAAAGAAATTAAAAGAGCTTAACTAATGGCAACCAGAGACCCACAAGCGACAATAACAAAAGTAAAGCCTCGTAACGTAACGAAAACAGATAAGCGAAAAGGAATTATTAATAATGGTTCTGATAATGCGTATCCTACTCATATAGAGAGAATTATTCTATCTTCTGTTACTGCTAAGGCTGCTGCTGAAATGTATGCTAATTTCTTAGTGGGTAATGGATTTAAAGATAAATCTCTAAATTCTATTGTTGTAGGTATGCAGAATTACAAACCTATAACAGCTTATGACTTATTAGAGCGTACAGCTAGGAGTATATCCTTTCAAAATGGGGCTGTATGGCATTTAAATTACGGTTGGCGTGGTGATGGAAATTACTTTATTTCAGAAATTCAGCCAATTGTTTATAAATACTTCCGATTAGGAGAACATGACGATCTTAAATACAATGCAAAGGGCGTTATTTATGATAATTGGGATAGGGTTAATTCTAGCAGAATACAAGATAATGATCTTCATGTAATAGATGTTTTCAATCCCAGATCTTCGGTGATAGATTCTCAGGTTAAGAAAGCAGAGGGTATAACTAATTACAAAGGTCAGGTATATTGGAAGTTCTTTGAAGATGAGTATAACTACCCATTAAGCCCTATTGATGTTGCTAGAGATGATGCAGACACAGAATATCAGATTAGCAAGTTTAAAAACGGTGAGCTTTCTCGCAATTTCTTTGCTAAGTACATTTTAAGACACGCCTATTTTGAAAATCAAGCAGATAAGAAGAAATTTGTAGAGCAGATAGAGCAGTTCCAAGGCGGTGAGAATAACGGTTCTTTAATGTTAGTTGAGGACGATATAGAGCAGGATGATAGCGGAGAAATCAAAGACAACGGTCTTAAGTTTGAGAAGATAGAGCAGAATATTAATGATAAGTTGTTTGTTGATTGGGAACAGTCAATAGCTAATAACATTAGAAAATCATACAAGGCTATACCACCTGTATTAATTGACTATCAAGAGGGGAAACTAGGTAATACATCAGGAGAGAGTTTAGTACAAGCAGGAATGTTTTATAATGAAATGACAAAGAAAGACAGACGTATTATTTCAAATATGTTTAAAGAAATCTTTGCTATTTTTGAAACACCAGTAAATTCTGATTTTGAGATTGAACCTTTGAAGTTTGGAGAACCCACAAGCGTATAATATGGCAGCATTAATAACATATACAGAGCAGCAAGCTATAAGGAAGATAAGCCCTAACAGAGAACAGGATTACGATCAGTGGGCTATTGACGTTCAGTATAGGGATTTGCAAAAGCTTTTAGGCGATAAGATGTATCAAGATTTGGTTCAAAATTCAACTGATGCTAAATATGTAGAATTACTTGATGGAGGCACTTACGAGATAGACGGATTTACATACCAGCAGAAAGGCTTAAAGTATGTATTGGCATACTTCATATATGCTGAGTATTCGATAGATTCGGAGCATCAAGATACATTCGCTGGTTTTAGAAATAAAAACATACCAGAAAGCCAACAACCTAACTACGGAGAGGTTAAGAGAATAAGAGATAAAAATAGAGAATTAGCATTTGTTTATTGGAAAGACATTAAGCGATTCTTAGACGATAATACAGACACTTACGAATATTGGGAGTGTTCAAATAGACAAAAAGTATTTAATCCTATAATCACAAAGATATGACGAGCGAACAAGAATTAGCAGGTGGAGAATATACAGCACCAATAGCCGCAGGAGCTTGGACACCAACAGGAAACGAGGTGTTAATAGGTTTTATTTGTGGCGACACATCAGGAGATGCTACACTTATCAGTTATGTGCAGACGCCACAGATAGAGCCAGATTATACAGCTTGTTTAGCTAATCATTGGTACAGGTTTATAAAAAATGTTGAAGCTGTAACATTCAGTATGGCTGTAACTGGTGTATTTAGAATCAAATGATAGGATTACTACCATATAGCCCTAGTGTACATTGTGGAAGGCTTGGAGTTTTACTACCTCCATTATATGATATAGTAGGCAGATACTTAAAACTATCTGACTTGTCTACATTCCCAGTCTACGAAGATCAAATAGGAGACGAAACAAGAGAGCTGATAGATGATAGAGGCTTGATAGGTGATGGTATTATAACTATCACTTTTGACGCTTCGGTAGATGAAATAGATTACATTGAACCAGACCTAACAGCGACCACAGCAACAATAAGCGGAGCATGGACTATTCCAAGCGGTGTAGAAGTGTACAAGATTGAAATGTACAACTTGGGCGTTTTGGTTGGTACATTGTATTTGCAGGAAGGAAACGACACTATATTACTAGATAAGAATGGTTATCACGCTACTTTATCAGATGCAGGTGCTTGGACTGATATAATCGTTGATAAATCGGAGAATAATGATAGTAATGCGAACGGATTTAATAAAGCTGCTTATTTTGATGGTACAGCATACGTAGAATTTGATGAAGTAGTATTAAGAGCCGATGAACAATGGTTTATTGATCTCAGCGTTATCAATCCTGTCAAAACAACTTACGAAACACTATTAGGTAACTCAGACATTAAAGCTAGAATGTTTTCAGATGCCAACGGTACGATATTCTTTTATAGCGATCAATCACCGCTTAATACCTACACAGGTATTGTAAACGCTGTTTCAACGCTTAGAATAGAATGTGACGGCAATGGCAACGTGAGTATAAGTTCAGAACATGGTACAGACACTAATACATTCTCGCTAACAGATACATTTTCTTTCAACACACTTGGTAAATACGGTTCATTAACAAGACCTATGATCGGTTATATATGCAATGTTAACATTAACAACCAATACGTTGACCCACTAAACGGCAGCACAACAGGCACAGCAACCAACGTTGATTTCGGCAGATTAACCCTTCCAAGCCCTGACATATTTGGACGTGATGATTTACACACAGGGAAAGCAAAATTCAACTCTGAATCAACAGGTGGTTTGGTAGGTGTTTCAGATGGTACAGCGCAACTTCAATTCACCGATTTAACAGGCGTTACAATAGTAGATTTTGAAGGTACAGACACCCCTGTAATCGTTGGCAATAATATTAATTTCCCAGCTGGTCAATATAGTTACTTAGAACTATCTGATGGTACTATTATATACTTCAATGGTCACTTAAGAAAATCGAACTTAGACGAGCTTGTAACAGGTGTTAACTTCACATTCGAGAACAGCGACACACTTACACAAGGTACAATTGACGGTCAGAAAGATGGGTACTATTTACTTTCAACAGGCGAAAAAGTAATTAAACCACAATTCACATTACCAGCTGGAGCAATTCACTACGAAGGTGGAAAGGGTGATAATCTAATTGGTGACATCACTTACAGCCAATATCCATTGGTTAGTCTTGGTTATATTCCTTACCAACTATTC